GTTGTAGGCCAAATGAACTCAGCAGATGAGAAAGCGCAAGCGCTAAGAGCTTATGGTGAGGCGGTCATGTTGTCCGAGTCTTCACCGACTTATGATATACCTGACGGTCTTATCATTGGTAAACCATTCAAGACCTTGGCCCTTGGTCAAGTCTCCTCTCGTATGAATGGAGAAGCGATTGGTCAATCAATTGATTATGCTCTCCTCGAGGAGATGATCAGAGTCTATAAAAAACGAAAATTCGCTGATCCTGTGATCATTGATTGGCAGCACGCCACATCACCCTTTCAAGGCGGTCCACCGGCTCCACCGGAGAGCGGTTCAGCGCTTGGTTTAATCGTAGATCTTGAGTTAAGAGAGGACGGACTTTACGCGACACCGGCTTATAATGAGCGCGGCCTTGAGGTTGTCCGTTCTGCCGGTGGGGTTCTTTGGAGTTCTCCAGAGTTCCTCAACGGTGAAGTCTACTCAAGAGATGGAGGCTCCAAAATTGGAGACGCTCAACTTTTAGCAATCACCCTCACTCCTCGGCCTGCTCAATCCAATGACAAAATCGGCCGAGTCACCCTAAACGAAAGGCTATCAGAGATGGACAACATCGAAGAGCTATCTGTTGAGGAGCTCCGTCAACTACTTGTCGCTAAGGACGAGATGGTCAAGGAGCTTGAGCAGAAGATTAAAGACATGATGGAAGAATCAGAGAGCTCAATGCTTGAGATCGAAGTCGAAGAAGAAGAGCTGTCAGAGAATCCCGAAAAGGAGGAAATGGCAGAGGAGCCAAAGAAGGAAGATGACAAAGAGATGAAGCTCAGCGAGTCTCTCAATCAGTCAACTCTTCTCTCTGAGGTTCAAGCACTTCGTGAGAATAACGCTAAACTCTCTCAGCGTCTTGAGGCTATTGAAGCCGAGAAACGCCAAGTTGAGAAGAGAGAAGCTGTCAACACTCTTTTAAATGAAGGCAAGATTCAACCTTCAGAGGTTGAAGTAGCCGGCAAGGCTTGGGAGCTTAAAGAGCTTCAAGGCGAGTTTTGGCAAATGTTCAGCGAGCGTCCATCCAATAGCGCTATCCCTCTTGTTGAAGTCGGACATGGCGCAAGTGGCCAAGAGATCAACAAGGCTACACTCGATCAAGAGGTCCGTAAACTTGCCGCTGAGAAGAGCGTATCTTATTCAGAGGCCCTTCACTTATTCCGCGAGTCTAACCGCGATTACTACAACTCTGTCTTTGGAGGCTAATCATGGCAACCACCGATAATATCATTTCACTCGTTGCGGCTGAGGCCATCACCGAGTTCGCCCTTGTTTCTGTTAATGTTGACGGCAAAGCAACGATCACCGACGCGGCCACCGAAAACAATTGTATTGGTGTTGCACAGCGCGCTTGTAGTTTAGGCGATGCTGTTGAGGTTGTTGTCCTCGGCAAGACTCGCGCCATTGCTGGAGGCAACATCGCACCGGCTACCATGAATCAGCTCATGGCTACCACAGACGGAAAGCTCATTGCTTTTGACGGCGCGGCTGACAAGTACGCTGTCGCTCGTATGCTCCCAAATATCAATCAGACTTCAGCGGCTAGCGGTGACCAAATCAGCGTCATCTTCACCGGCCCTGTTAACGTCACCTCACTTAGCTAAGGAGTAAACCATGGCTAGTTCATACAGCAATCTTCATCCAGTAGACCAGATCTTAACAAGCCTAGTTCAAGAGGCTGTTCCAAGTGATGATCAGCTTATCGCTGACAAGATCTTTGAGACTATCAAAGTCCCTGAGCGCTCAGGAACTCTTCTTCTTGAAGAGACTCGAAACTTTATGGGAGCCGGTGCCGGTCTCGATCTTGAGCGCGCTCCCGGTTCAAGTCGCGCTTCTATCGGTGGCTTCGACCGTAGCTCACAGACCTTCATGGCTAAAATCTATGGTGCTTCTGATTCTATCGCGATGGAGGATATTTTTGATTCTCAGTATCCCGGTTCAGAAGAAGAGCGTATCGCTAAGAAGGTCGCGCGAGTTATCAAGCTCGGTCGAGAGAAGCGCGCAGCTGACCTCCTCTTCGGTACTAGCAACTTCAACAATGCTAGTTCTACATCTGAGTTCGGCGGTAAGTTCAATGCTTCCGGAGCTACTCCTCTAGAGTACCTTCATGAGCTTAAGGACACCGTATTTGAGGCCGCTCATGGTATCAACCCAGATACTCTTGTCATGGGCCGTCAACTCTTCCGTGAGCTTGCTAGAAATGCTGAGGTTCGCGGTGTGATCAGTGTTGGAACTCCCGGCTTCGGTGTTGCAAGTGGTGACCGAGTTCTCAACGACGGAGTAGTTCTTGAAGTACTTCGTGACGTTCTCGGAATCCCTAATATCTTTGTGGGTCAAGCTCGCCAAGACACAGCGATTCCAGGAGCTGCTTCTTCAGAGTCTTACATTTGGACCGGTGACAGCCTCTTTATGGGTATCCTTAAGGGCAGTGATGCAATCGTTCAGAAGTCAGGCAACGTCAAGGGAATGCCTGTGGCAGCTCTTAACCTTAGCTATACTGATATGGTTGCTGGTCAATATGACTCTCTAGATAAGACCCGTCGCTATGTCTACGCTGAAGAGGTTGGAGTGTTCCACAAGGTTGACTCTACTCTTGGCCGTATCATCACTGACTGCCTATAATGATCTGTCAGTGTGGCGCGGTTCCTCACCTCCTCGCGGAGAATGACGCTGATGAGGAAGCGATAGCAGACCTCACCCGACAGGCTAAGAGTCAGTCGGGGCCGTTAGCCACATTGACAAGAGCAAGACGTGATCAACTCAAAGCTGAAGTATCAGCAGAGAGAGCTTTCGCCAAGGCATTGACCAAGGCGAGAGCACAACTATTAGAGACAGTAGGAGCGGCAGTTCAAGCGGCTAATCCTCTGACTCTTCTTAATCTTAATGATGAACAGCTTCTTGAGTTCATCCTCCAAGGGGGGCTTGGACTTGCAGTTGATGAGTTCATCGAACAGCAAGACGCGATAAGAGAAGCGGCTGAGCGAGCGATGAAAGCGGTTCAACCCGACTTTGGGTTTAATCAGATCACTCCACAGCTTGACAGCATTCAAGCGACAGCGGCCGCTAGTGTCTTCGATGATGTTATTCTACCTGACTTTAAGCGCTCGATTAATGAGAGCTTAAGAGACCTCTTGGTAGATGTTCCCTCTAATATCGTCATGAGCAATCTTGAGCAGAAGTTGAAGCGCTCCGAGGGAAGACAGCTGACAGAGGTCAAGACTAGAATCTCTCAATATGGGAGAGGAGTAACAGCGGCGGCCGCCGAAGCGGCTGATATGAGCTACTATCTTTATACTGGGCCAATGGATGGAATCACTAGACCATTCTGTAAACAGCTCATCAATCTTGTGGTGAGCAAAGCACAAATGAAGAGATTAAATAATCAACAAGGCTTGACTGTGCTAACCTCAGGAGGTGGCTACAACTGCCGGCATAGTTGGTCTCCTGTCACGCTTGGCTTTATAGAGGCCGCTGACTTGACCAAGGCCAAGGGAACAGACATTACTAAAGCGAACTCAGTGGCTAGGAGATGACAATGAGAAAAGCAATAACCGGGGAAGATTATCTCTTTGAGTGGAACGCACCAGCACCTTTAAGCGAAGCTCCGACTTTAACCGTGACCGGTGGAGCGCTCGCCTTTAGTTCAGCGATGACACAGAGCAGAGCTAATGTATCTGTGACAGCGATAGCTAGCGACCGGAGAACACTGACCTTAAGCGCAAGCGCTGACTCTCTAAACCGTGATCAAGCTAAAGGCTATCTAGTTACTGATGGTGATACTTGGTTTAGTGTCACCATTAATAGAGTAGTAGGAACTACAGCTATCCTAGCTGAAGCTCTACCAAGAGAGATCAACTTAGAGACTTCAGCCACTTTAGTTTTCTCAATGTACTATGCGACTGTAACAAGCGCGGCAGTCACCGGAGTCAATGGCTATTATTCTTATTCAATAGCCTACTCGGCTGATGAAGGTTCTCAGAATCATAGCAAGATTGAGAAGGGAGTACTCAAAGCGACTCCTAAGCCTTTTGACACCGGACTTGATCATGATGAGCTTGTGGCTACATTTGCCAATCTAGCCGACATGATACCAAGAAGGCAAAGCGACTTCTCAACACAGATCAAAGCTAGCCTTGAAGAGATCGGCCTTGAGATTAGAAACGCTCTAAGCGCTGATGATCTAACCGAGGATCAAGTCTTTAATGCAGAGAGCTTTAAACTTGCTCATGCCTATTGCACAGCGGCTCGAATCTATGAGCTTGCTCTTCAGTTAGATGTCGCGGCCGCCATGAGAGCAAGATGTGAGGAGCTGCTAGGCAAAGCTCTTGAGTCAGTTACTCTTGATATTGATGGTGATGGAGTGATTGACCCAGACGAAGAG